GTAAACGACATCCGTGTCGGTGGTGTACTCCTCGATCCGCTGTGTTGGGTCCGTGCTGATCCTGATCGGCTCCGCAAGATCCTCGTGGGTGATCGTCATCAGGGCGATAAGGACGCGCCCGGTCTCCTGTGCGTAGGCGGATTGTCTAAAATTTAAGGATACGGACGTTGACATCAGGGTAAAATCTCCAATGACAGGGACACGTTAAAAAAGCCTTCCTGCGCCGTCCATGCGGGTTTTTCGGCAAATCTCATCTCGACGGTGGTTTCTGGGTCCGTCGGATCGTGCCACGTGAAGCGCAACGCCCCGGACAGAAGGATGTCGTCGTAGAACTCACGGAACGTTGCGAGTTGGTCCCGCGACAGGATTACGTTCCCGGTCTCTTTCCGGGGTGCTGCCGTCGATCTACGCCGGACCTTGGCCGGGCCTACATCCATGTTCGACCGCAGTTGGTTATCCCCCGGCGATCCTCCGTATCCGCTCATGAGCATGGACTGAGGCAGGGTTGTGGGCCACGTCGGTACACTCATCTCTGTATCAATCCCTCCCGCGCGCCGAATGTCTGCCTCAGCACCCGATTGGAGCTGCTGCCAGCCTGTCCCATTTTTTTGGCTACGGCCTGATCAATCATGACATCAATCTGCATACCCTGCGATGTCTCGGATTGTTGCGTTGACACATCGGAGCCGTTATTGTTGATGATGTTAATCTTGATGTTATTCCCGCCGCCGGATTTGACACCCAGGTCCCCGCCGGGTAGACGGGTCAGGGGCATAACCGCTTCCGGTCCCGCCTCGCCCATAAGGCCCATTCCTCGCGCCATCGGGAAAATCGTCGGACGGGATACCACGCCGCCACGGGCAAGCGGGGTGATGTTGCCATGGGAGAAGACGCCGCCCTTTGCGACGGCGACGGTAACACCTCTAACCGCCCCGCCTCCTGCCCCTGCCCCGCTAAAAAAACCCGACACGGCCCCGGAAATCCCGGACATTAACGGCTGCATCATCGTCTGATAAACGATCATCCTCAAAATATCCTTGATCACGGAGTCGGCAAAATCGGAGAAGGATTTTTTCCCGGTGATGCCGAACTCAACGAGGGCATCTGCGGAATCCTGCCCCCACCCCTCGATGGCCTTTTTGAGATCGTCCAGAATACCTTTTTCGTCCTTGGCCGCCGCCTCCATGGCTTTTCTGGCCTTCTCCGCCGCCTCGGCATACTGCCCCTGGTTGATTTCCCCCATTGCCAGGAGGTCGTTCAGCACCCGCATTTTTTCTGCGTACTCGTCCAGGGGCGTCTTGATGTCCTCCATGACCTGGGCGACTTGTTTCTTGATTTCCAGGTCCCGCATGAGGACCTCGACGGATTCTTTTTGTCCCTCCGTCGCGCCCTTCAGCGACATCTCGTAGAGACGGATCGCCGTTTCAGACATGCCGTATGTATCCGCCTCTTTTTGGAGTGCCGCGATTTCCTCGTCGATCGACTTCAGGACGGCCTTCCGCTCCTCCTCCGCCTTGACAGCCGCATCGAGGGCGTCAAGCTCTTTGGCGATAGCCAGGATGCGTTGCTTGTGCGGTTCGGCAAGGTCATTATCCGGTCCTTTCGACAGGTCCCAGCGGACCTTCTCTTCGCGGGTAACGGCCCGTATCAGGTCCCGCTCCCGTTCTAGGGATAAAATAAGGTCCTGTCCCCGCTTCAGGCGATTTTCAGCCTCCTTAGCGGCTTTCTCGTCTTCTACGGCACCCTCTGTTCTGGGTTGCTTCGCCCGGACTTCCTCCCGCATTTTTGCCGCCGCCCGACCAGCCGGTGTATTGAGCGCTTCGATCTCGTTATATTTTTTCGCCAGTTCGAGCAGCTGCCTGTCTTTGTCATTATATAGCTGCTCGTACATGATATTTCGATCTGCCGCTCGCTTAAAACGGTCCTGGCTGCTCTTAAATCCGAGAGCGCTTCCAGGACCGTACAGGAGCATTTGAGCGGACGTCATGGTTCCGCCGACTTTGTCCAGCAACATTCCAAGGCGCAAAATTTCCGCCCTGATGCTGATTATCGCCAGCCTAAAATTGATCCCCCATTTTTCTATTGCGTCTTTTCCGTCACCGTCGAGCTCATCATTGAGAGCGGCAATCGACGATGTCAGAGCATCAACGATCTCAGCCAGGGCAGGAGTGATGGCCTTTCCAGCCATGACCTTGAGATTTTCTAGGTGTCGAGCAAGCGACCCGAGCTGTTTTCCCGCCGTGCCCATCGACGCCTCATATGTCCCGGCAATCCCGGACCCCGCATCGAGGACGGCATTCATACGGATTTGTGCTTTTTCTGCTTCCGAGAGCTGCGTCGTCGTGCGTCCGGTCTGTTTTGCGATCCGCTTGTAACTGTCCTCAAAATTTACGTTAATTCCGATCATGCGGAGGACCTCGGTCTGTGCCGACTGAATCCCGTGAATGAGGCGGTTAAACGCCTCTGAGGAATTGACATTTCCGATGACGGCGGCATCCTGAGCCACCCGCGCCAGTTCCGTTGATTTCTCCAGATCGAGGTTGGCCTGGGTCATTTTAATGATGGCGTTTCGGGACTGGATCATGGAGATTCCGGTTTTTTCGAGACGTTTTTGAAATTCCTCCATCTGCGCCCCGGTGTACCCCGCATTTTCCCCGACGGCCTCCATAACCGCCCCGAGGGTTTCGTAGCGCATGGCGGCGGAGCCAAAACTTTTTGCGGCAAGGGCAATACCCGCAAGGGCGGCTCCGGCGGCAAGGGCTTTATTTCGGAACGAGATGAGGCTGTTGACGTTGCCATCGAAGGAATTCTTGACCTTCCCCATGGCCGTGTTCATGCCCTTGGCGTTCGTCTCGACGGCATTCCTGGCCTTCCTCATGTCGGATGAAAACTGGGCATGACCGGCGGATAGTTCCGCTCGTAGCGATCCTACAGGCTCAGCCATTCGATTCTTCCCTTGCTTTCAGCGCCGCATTGTGCGCCACAAATATCCGGTGGAATTTCATCGATAAATCAACTTTCTGATCCGGCTCCGTGTCCTTGCCGAGGAGCTTGTCCAGTTTCGGCAGTTTGGACGCCCTTGACAGGCTGGCGGTCATCCATGCAAGCATCGTCCTGCCGTCGGACATGGCCGTCATCGCATGGCGGACCAGGTACGGCGTCAGGCTCCAAAACTCAGACGGCGAAATGCCGCACGACACAGCGTTTTTATACGCTGCCAGAGCCCACCCGCCCGGCGGTTTTTTTTTACGTTCCGCTCCTCGCCAGCCGGGATCGCCTCGGGTCCGAAATAGGCCCACTGCAAAGCAAGCTGGACATCGCGGGCAAAGGGGATCAGCGGAGGGGAGATGTCCATAATCATGTCCGCCGTCATCTCCTGGTAGCGGTCACGGAGGCCGATCGACGCAACGTGGGCGATAATGCCCGGATCGAACAGGTTCGGGTTTTCCCCGTACTTCTGCTCGATCTCGGACAGGCCCCGCCATGTAAATTTCATCACGTATTCGCTGCCGCCGATATTGACTAATTTCTCTCCAGTTACGGGGTTCATGCGAACGTTACCGTTCCGCTGATTTTGATCGACGCGGCCCCGGTGAGCCTGTCGTCAACGGATGCCGTCGGCCCGGAAACGTTTTTGACGTACCCTTTAAACGTCGCCGTTTTGCTGTTGCCGTAGGTGATCTTAAAATCCTTCTTGCTGGCCGCCGCCTGAGCTTCCAGGAGCGCCAACTGCCCCGCGTCATCGAACAACCACGCCATGTCCATAGAGATTGAGCCCCAATCCTTGAGGCCCGTCATAAACTCTTTGGCCGCAGATCGTAGGTGTGTCGTGTCGATCTCGCTGCTTTCCCCGCCGTCAGGGTTGACATCGTAGATCTCCTTGATCTCCGTCCATTCTACGGGGGTTGCCGTGGCTGCCGTGCCGACGATGGTTTTTCCGGTGGTGTCGATGTCCACGGCAAAGGTATTGTCCGTCACGTTTTTGACCACGCATGCCTTGGCATTGAGCGTCGCCGCATCATCCCCGGTAAACTCCCCCAGGGTCACGACATCCCCGTTTGCCAGGGCGTGTGCCGTACTCGTGAGTATCGTGGGATTACCAAGGGCAATCGCCGTTACGCTCTTGGCCGTCCCGGTCCCGGTCCCGATTTCTACTTTTGTTCCTTGTGCCGCAATTGCCATAATT